TCCCTCACCCCCGCCCCCCCGCCCGAGGGGAGGGGAAGCTCTGAAGTAGATGATGTTACTGATTTCGGATTGTTCGCCTCGCTTTCGGAGAGGGGGGAATGGGGGGTGAGGCTTTTGAATTTTGCTTTTAGCTTTGCTTCGTTCTCTAAGGAATAAAAGCGAGGAACGCCTTGAAGATTGCCTCCAAGGCGTTCGTACTCTATGAGCAAACGTTTATATTGTTCTCGGTAATTAGACATTAGGTGTCAGAGCTTTTTTCAATGCCAAGGCGCGTTCCAAAATAGGGACATCGGGCGGGTATTGTTGTTTTTTCTTTTCTATGAGTTGTTGCAGGGTTTCGGTGCTGAGTGATTTTAATAACTCGGCAGCTTCTTCTTGCAAAGCATAGTAAGGAAAGCCCGCGATGTATAGGCTTTTGACATTATAAGGAATACGACTCAAATCTACTGCCTCCAAACCGCCCCCTAATTCTTTGGGTTTGGTGAAGTAGGCAGTGCCATTAGGTAGCAATGATTTGAATGCCGAATCATTCGCAATTTGTAATTCGGCATTCGTTATTTGCTTCTCGTCATTTGTGATAGTCTTAGGCTTCGGCGATTGTTCCTGCATACTTGTACGGTTTTGAATTTGTGATGATTTTGAGGGTAATACCGCTATCATCTTCGGCTTTTTTGCCGGTAGTGGCTTCGGCAGTATCCATATAAGCAGGGTTAATCTTGGTGCCTATGACCCATAGAGTGCCTTGAGCATCGGGGACTACGAAAATCATCGGAACATTTTTGTAACGATTGATGAAGTCGAGGGTTACATCGCTAAAGCGAGCTATTTTAAACTCTAACTCGGTTTTCGCTTTTTTATTGCCAGCATTGCCAACGAGTGTGATTTTGAGTTCTCCCTCGTCTATCTGTGCATCGATACCCTTAAAGAATTTGGAAGCGATAAGGGTAAGGTTACCGTCTTCGATGGTGTTGGCTTTGCCGAGTTCGCCTGTATTGGCGGGCAATACGCATTTATCGACAAACGCCTTGGGGGCGTACAAAATGCGTGTGCTGATGCCTCCGCTTACTTCGTCGTTAGGACAAGCATCGAGGCTTTCGTGGGGGACGTTATCAAAACAATTTTTTGCCATAGTACTAATTTGTTAATTTGTTAATTAGGGGTGATTGTCCGCCGATGAGTTGGAGGAGTAGATCCTCGTCATTAGCAATTTCTTCTTGTGAGAGGGCTTCACCGCCGATAAGCAACATTTGAGGCGCGTCGTCGGTAAACTTGTAATTCACATTGCGGAATGTAAACTCGTGACCTTTGCGAGGGGCTTCTTCTGTTGGTTTTTCGGGAGTTCCCTTGAGTTGCTCCTCATATTGGTCGAGTTGTTGTTCGCGAGCGTTGAGCTGTTTTTCAACCTCATTGAGAGCTTTCTCACGCTCGTTGAGGGCTTCTTCTCTCTCGTTGAGAGCTTTTTCACGCTCGTTGAGGGCTTGCGCTTGTGTATCGTTGCTTTCGGTAGAGGCGTTATCAATTTCGGGCGAATTGCCATTTGAGGGCGAATTGCCATTCGCCCCTACGACGGGTGTATTTTTTTCTTCTTTTGCCATTTTTATTAGGTGTTAGGGGTTAGTGAATAGGGGTCAGGGGATGAGTACCTGACCCCGAAACCTTATTAAGCTAATACGAGGTTAGGGTAGAACAACTTGTTTTGATCATCGTTGTTCAATCCTCGTTTTTTCTGAGCATCGTTGGTTTCCACGAATAGGTATTGGTTTACGGCAAAGTCATAGCCCAAGTGCCATTCGGAGAATATTTTCACGAGGTAATCTTGCACCTGTACATCGTTGATACGCGCAGGATTATCTACGCGGTCGTATAGGCGGAAGAGGTTACCGTCTACCCAAGCGATGATACGCCCCGCTTTCAATCCTGGTACACCTACCAAGTCACGTCCGTATTTGGTTTTTCCACGTTGCGGATCGTTGAAGTCGATGTATTGGTTAGCAGGTGTTTCACGTAGCTCTACATAGTCGTTGAACTCTTCGAGAGAGATAAAGAGTGTTTTCACTTTCACGCCCCCTGGCAAGCCTTTTTCGAACTTAGTAACGCGGTCTACAATACTTGTTACCCCTGCATCTACAGGAATGTGGAAAACAGGGTTGCTTGTATCGGCAACGGCGCGGTTCACTACTTCGTTAAGTCCGTCCATTGTTTTGGTATAGTCGGGGGTAGTACTGCCTACTTGGGTGGCATCGTACTTGCCCGTAATACTGATGAGGTCGAGGTCGGAAATCACTTTTTTGGTGATAAGCCCCATAATGAACTTGCTGATAGGCATTTCGTGAGGTTTTTTGTCCTCTTCGTACATAGCTTCTTCCCAACTGCCAACGATGTCGTTGGGGTTGATAGGGAAGTTGATTTTCTGACGGAAGTTTTTCAAAAGTTTCTTTTTGAAAGACACTTCGCCAGCACCCGTCCACTTGTCGGAAAAGGCTTGCACTACATTGCTGATGAATACAGCAGGTATATGCCATTCGCCTTTTACTTTGCTCAGTGGTTTGGCGTAGCGGTTTAGCAGGATTTCTTTAGAGAGTATCGCTGCTTGGAGTTCGGTAGGACGGGCATTGCCGTAACGTACGAGCTCTTTTGCAATTTCAGTAGCTTTAATTGTATTTCCCATATTTTAATTTACTAATTTGCTAATTGATTGTGCGCATCGTTCATATCTACGATGCCATAGAACTCTCCTTTTACCTCTTCTTCTTTGCCGTCATTGGCTGGCAATGAGTGAGCGGGGCGATTGTTGAGTTCGGTTTTGAGGCTCTCGGTTTCGGCAGTAAGAGCGGTTACTTGCGCGGTGAGGGCTTCTTTTTCAGCGGTAAGGGCTGTTTTCTCAGCCAATAGCTTTTCGTTGTTGGCTTTCAGCTCTGCCATAAGCTGCTCGAGGGCGGTGTTGTTGGCAGCGGTTTCGGCAGCTACTAAGGCGGCTTCTATCTTGTCGAGTTGCGATTCTTTGAGTTCGACAAATTTTTCAATCCCAAATAAGGAGCTTTTTAGGTCGATATTGGCGAGTGCCAATACAGCGGCGATTTTTGCGTATTTCATTCTTTTTATAGATAAGAGGTAAGAGGTAAAAGGCAAGAGCCGATTACGCCTTACGGATTAAACTTTTTCTAATTGACTAATTGGCTAATAACCTCATTGAGAGTCATTACCTCGTCGATAAGTCCTAATGATTTGGCTTTTTTAGCACTGTAGGTGTTGCCTTTGAATACTTCTTCTTTGGCATCGGGGCGGTAGGCTTTTACGCTACCTATAAAGCGGGCGTTGGCTTCTGAAAGCATCTGCATTATAGCCTTTTCGTTACCTTCTTTAAGGTCGCGCCAAGCCTTGTTTTTTTCGGTGCTTTCGGGGGCGTAGAGTTCGTGTACTTTCACGCCGTACTTTTCTAAAAGGGGTGCAAAATCTTGGAAACTCAACATCGTGCCTATACTGCCAATGGCATCGGCAAAGGGGGCGGCGACTACCTTATCGCAAGCACAGGCAATCCAATACGCGGCACTGCACATATAACCGCCT